TCCTTTTGGTACAGGATGGCGTCGGCGTCCGCCTCGGCGATGGGCGGCCTCTCGCTGTACGGCATTTCTTCCGATGCCGTGATCTCGTACAGGCAATCTTCCCGCTCGATCACCGAGCTGATTTCCATCTGGCGGTTTTTCCACTCAAGGCGCCAGGTCGCCAGTATCCCGGCGTTTAGGCTGGACTTCCTGACGGTGATGGAATGCGAATAGGTGATCGAGCTTCTGGAAATGCTGACCGCGGTTCCACCACCGTCACCGGTCACCATGGCATGGAACACGCCGACACGCTCCCAGGTGGGGATGGCTTGGCCATAGGAGTCCTTGGTGGTCGCGGGCCGCAGGAGGACCACCCTGTCCTTCAGCAATCCGGCCGGGATGCCTGCCATTAGACAAGCTCCCCGGGGTCATACGATCGAAGCAGCGCGTCCACCGCGTAGGGGATGGATCCGCCCGCCGTGCCGACCGATTCACGGTTGACATACCACCCGGCCACCAGCAGCTTGATGATCTGCTTCATGCCTGGCGGCACGCCCCGATGGTCCCGGCTGTAGCCCGCGGTGAACTCGATGGTCACCGAATACGGCCGGTCCGTGAATTCCGGCATCTCGTCGAAGATCACCAACGGCGGGTTGGCGTCGAACGCCGAGAAGGTGGACGATGTGACCGTCCACTTCCTGGCGATGGTCGACCCGTCATCCTCGGTGTGCGTGAAATGGACCACCGGCGACGGCACTTCCTCCAGCGCCGCGTCACCCGTCACCCTTTGCCTGGGCGCAATCACAAGGTAATCCGTCCCGCTGACCGACAACCAGTCGGGTGCCGGCCGCTGACCGGCGCAGTAGAGCACCACATCCCCGGCCTGCACCGACTCGCCGGCGATCACCAGCGGACGCCGTGGAAGCTCCACCGCGTCACCGTCCATGGAGTCCAGCCTGAGCATCCACCGCTGGTGGGTCAGGCTTTGCCGGGTGTGCATGCTGACATAGTCGGCCGCCACGCGGATCAGGCTTTCCAGGTAGACATCCTCGTCCCCGGAATTGTCGATCCGCAGGTGCTCGCGCATCTCGGGGACCGTCACCGGAAGCTCGGCCACATGGCCGGCGACCTTGGACAGGATCGGCTGGCCGAGCGTCGGCGGGTTCATTATTTCGCGACCCTCTTGCGGGTGGCCCGGGCCTCGTCCTTCTCGGGGTGGTCGTGTTCAACCACCTCGGCGAGCCCGCGGCGGACAAGCTCCGCGACATCGGATTCCGGGAAGTCGTGGACCTCGCCAATTTCCCGGATTGGCGGCGAACCGCCGGGAGACATGAACGTTGTCAACAGTCGCATTCTTGGCATCTTAGCCCCCTTTCATCAAGAAGACCCGGAGCGGTTTTGCCACTCCGGGTCTATCGAAGATCCCGAAGGAGGATTATTTGTAAGCGAGCTTTTTAATGGCGTCGCCATTCAAAACGCGGCTGTCGCAGAAGGCTTCGGCGAGGAAGCCAACCTGGTTGTTCAAGAAGTAGAGCTCAGTTGTGACCCGAAGCTCCACGGACTGAACATCCCGGATCATGAAGAAGGACTTCAGATCTCCGAAAACTGCACAAACCGTGCCGGTTCCCGTTCCACTCGCCATGGCATTCGACACCACGATGTCGTGGCCGAATAATTTCATGGGAGAGGTTGGGTTCATATAGTCAGTGACGAATGCCGGTTCCCCTTGGCTGGTCAGCCTGGCGGCATGCAAGGCAGCCAAAGTGGAGTCCGAAACTACGAAAACCCCGCCCTGACGGTAGATGGGATCGACCGAGTACATCAATCCCAAAAGATCGTTCACGGTCAAGGCGCCAGCGGCAGCCGTCTGGAGCGTCCCGGTGGCCCCGGTGACAACCCCCTGGGGTTCATTGGTCCCCGAGCCGACCAGGAACTTTTCCTCCTGCGATCTGCCAATGCGCGTCGCGAGGGCCTCTCCGACGATCTTGGCCAGGGGGATACCGGAATCCCTCAGCATCTCCTCGCTAATCTTGACAACGCCACTAACTACTTTGTAGCTAGACAATGTCAGGTTAGCACTGGCGAATTCTGAGAGCGGCTTTGCGTCATTCTCCGAAATCCATTGGCCTTTCATACCGTCAGCAACCACGGGCACTTCGATCTTGTGACCGGTGGAGGTGTTGAGGACGTTCGAGTACTGGCGAATGGGACAAATGTAGTTGACCTTGTTGATGTAGTTCGTGCTGAACTCGACAGGCACGAACTCCTTGCCCTTGCCGGCGGCCTGGGTGCTCATCGGGTCACCCGCGGCGCGGGTTTCCGAAAGGTTCACCGTGATGGACCGCTGGTTCAGGTCGAAGCCGACAGCCCGCGCCGCCTTGCGGTGGGCGTCGGTGCACTTGCCGGCGGCGTTCATGATCCAGCCGCGGAAGGCCATGGACCTGTTCGCCTCATAGGTGCGGTCGTTGTAGTCGCGCACATAGGCGGGAGCCCGCGGGGTCATCATCTTGGGAGCGGGTGGCAGCGAACGCACGGCCCCGGCCAGGTCCTCCTGCGCGATGGCGTCCGTCTCGGTGTCGGTGCTCTCGGAGTCCGCCTTGATCTCGTTTTCGAGGGTGGCGATCCGGGCGTCCAGTTGGCGGATGTCATCCACCGCCTTGGCGAGGACGGCGCTTTCGTCGGCTGACAAGCCGTCACGCTTCGCCATCTCGTCGGCCTGCGACCACAGGGCGGCGCGCTGTTCTACCAAGCTGTTGAACTCACTGATACGGTCCATTTGAGAAACCTCGTGTTGGTTGATGTTCAAAACCATGCCGAAATCCTAACCAGACCTCCTGAAACCTCGCCAACGCAGCGCCAGGACTTCCAGATTCCGCCTGGCGCGCTCCATCTCCATCGCGTTTTTCAGGCTCCTGACGCCGATTTCCGTGGCCTGATAGGCGGGGAAAGTGACAATGGACACCTCGCTGACGCTGATTTCCTTCAGCGTCCGGCGGCGCAAATTGTCCGAAGGGTCGGCCGGACCCCATGAATCGCCGCCGGGTGGCAGGGTGAACCCGAACGAGCATTGGCTGACATAGCCGCCGCGGACGAGGGTGAGGATATCCCGGCCGGTTGTGGTGTCCGGCACCGTCACCTCGATACGCAGGCCGATGTCGTCCTCATTCAGGGACAGCGTGCCGTTTGACCGGCGACCGATGACCTTGGCCGTGTCGTGGTCCACCAGGGCCCGGACATCAAAACCGCTGGCCAGGCTCCTGGTAAAGGCTCCCGGATGGATCACCTCCCTGAAGCCGCCGAGGTTCTCACTCAGGCTGTTGAACTTGGCGGCGTAGCCGACCAGCGTGTTGCCGTCGCCGGCCTTGAACTCGCCGCCTAGTGTTCTGGTTTCAAGCATCGGAACGCCTCCCGTTGCGATTCACGCGTCACCATGCCGATGGTCCGGCGCTCGAATCCGCCGGCCGGCTTTGTCATCTCGGCGATGTCATCCACGGTGATGAACACCGCGGGCCTCGGCCCCCGGGCCCCGCCGAGGATCTCGATGTCGCCGTCCCATGGTTCGTTTTCCAAATGAATCAGCCCTCAAAAATGGCCGGCGGCGGGATCAACCAGCGCGGGGGTGGTGTCCGGCCTCAGGCATCACCCGCCGCCAGCGGCTCGTCGCCGACATTGTCGGCCTGGACCCCACCGTCCGCGGTGTCACCCGCCGGAGCGGTTGCCCCGGCCGATTGCAACCCACCGGAATTCAGCGGCGTCATGTTCACGGGGGACAGGAGCACATCGCCGCCTTCCATGGGCGGCATGTTCTCCATTTTCCGTATCTCGTTCGGGGTCAAAATTGACCAGTTTCTAGCTATTGAATAGGCTTTATATCTGGTGATAGTGTCGCCTCTCAGCATGCCTTCGAAGTTGCTTTCGAAGTAATGGTCCGTCTCGGCCGCCAGCAGGAACTTCCGGTTGGCCTCCTGCTCGACGCGGATGGCCCATGGACGCAGGCAGTCCTGGACAAACGCCAGGGATTCCTGCTCCGATGTCGCGTACCCGCCGCCCTGCACCTTCAGCTTGCTGGCGGGGATGCCGAAGATGCGGCACACCTCCAGAATCTGGAAGGTGCGAAGCTGGTCCAGTTGCTGGTCATTGGCGTTGCTGGAGACGGGGACAAACTGCATGCCTTCTTCGAGAATGGCGGTGCTGAACGACTTGTCCACGCCCCCGTGGAGGGCCTCCCAACTTTTGCGTAATCGCTGGCGTGCATCTTCAGGGATGCGCCCGGGATGTATAAGCAGACCCCCGGGCCTCGCGCCATTCTGGAACACCTTGGTCGCGTAGGTTTCCGCGGCGCTTGTGAGCTCCATGGAGCCCTCGCACGCCTTGGCCAGTCCCTGCCCCATGTAGCCACGCAGAACGAAAACATCGCAATCGGCGAGCACGGTCGCCTCGTCGAAGAACCCGGCGGACACCCGGTAGACCGGACTCTCGCCGTCCAGTCCTATGTCCGGCGTGACGTAATGGGCCGGGATGTGGTAAAGCTGCCACGGGTTGCCCAGCCCGTCCCGCTTGATGTGCGCGTACCCGGCGCCGTAGACGATGGCATCCCTGACCAACATTTCCCGGAATGACAGGGAATTGGTGAACGGGTTGGGTCTGGCGAACAGCAGGGAACTTGGGTGGTCGTTGTCCCGGCTGCGCCCGTCCGCCCCGGACTTCTTGTACAGGTGGATCGGCAGCGAGGCTATCGACTCGGAGATGAGCCGGATGGCGGCAAACACGGACGGGATGGAAAGGTAGTCATCATCCGTCAGCGTGAACGGGTCGGAGTTCCAGGACTGGAGATCCCTGTAGATCTGAACACGGGGAGCCTTCCAGCCCCCAAACTTCAGGGACCGGAAGGCTGAACCGATGATTTGAATGAGGTTTACGGCCATGCCCAAAGGTTACCCTTTGGGCCTGACACCAGCGGTTTTGGAGGGATTAGGCGGCGAGGAAGGCGTCCAGGTCGATGCCGAGCTTGCGGCAGAGGCCGCGGATGGAGCGCGGGCTAAGATGCTCCTTGGGCCACGCCTCCGTCCAGCCGTCAAAGGGTGCGAGGAAGGCTTTGCGGCCGGTTGGGATCTTGGCTTCCTTGATCAGGTCTTTAATAATCTTTTCTAGGTTTTTTGCCAGTTCCCCAATCAAGTCAATCAGGTCAACCACGGCCCACCCTTGGCGCCGGTGGATAGCCAATCGGCCTGAACCGTAATTTCCTATGCCAACTTTAAGGCTATTGCCCCTTGAAATTAAGTAGATGAATGATGGTTTGTTGGTTTTGAAACCGCTATCGGCACAGTTCGAGCAGCCGACAATGGTCACCCCATCATCAGCGACCCTCCGATTGCCAGTTGCCTTCCACTTTTTTCCGCATTCTGAGCAGCACCAGCGCAACAGTTTATTAGTTTTTGCCACATACTTCCTCGGATCGTCAATGCAATCGGCAGCCAGACGCGGATGCGTTGTTGCCATGTCGTTTATCCCAGCCACGCACACTTGATTTGTGCAGCAAGCGCACTGGGTTCTTATCTTACTGCTGCCTCGCTTCTTGTATTTGTAGCCACACTCCGAGCACCTCCACCGGAGCGACTTGTTTGTGCCAGCTACAACCTTTGTGGGGTCCCCAACCAATTCTTTTGCGTGCTCTGGATGCGTCGTGGCAAGATCGTTGACGCCAGGAACACACACCCTGTTTGAGCAGCATCCACACCCGTCTCCGCGCAGTGCTCTTTTCTTAACAGGTAAAGACCACTCAAAACCGCAAACCTTGCACCTCCACCGCTTTGACATTGCACTTCCAGCGGTTACATCTGTCAATTTGTCCAAACATTCTTCAACAAGATATGGGTGTGTTGTGGCGCAGTCATTTACGCCTTTTACGCAAATCTTTCCAGAACAACATCTGCACCCGTCTCCGCGCAGTGCTCTTTTACTTGGCGATGCTGGCCACTCAAATTTGCAGACTTTGCACTTCCAACGTTTTGACTTCCTGCTACCGGCTGTAAAGCTAGCTGGATCGTCTAGGCACTCTTCTGCAAGATGCGGATGCGTCGTGGCAAGATCGTTGACGCCAGGAACACACACCCTGTTTGAGCAGCATCCACACCCGTCTCCGCGCAGTGCTCTTTTACTTGGTTGTGCCGGCCATTCGTACTTGCAGACTTTGCACTTCCAGCGTTTTTGTTTGTTGCTTCCAGCCTGAAATTTTGTTGCATCGTCCAAGCATTCTTTGGCCAGCCACGGATGCGTCGTTGCCATGTCATTCCAGCCGGCAATCACGGTCCCATTATGCAACCGCCTCCCATCCGGCCCAAACTTGCACCGGTGCTTCCAATCCTTGATTGGGCTTTCTTTTTTGTGCTGGCAGTCCTTATTCTCACACATAGCCTCGATCCTCCTAGCAAGGGTCCGGGTTAGCAGGCCCGCGGGGAGTAGAGATCCCTGCGGGTCTGCGCCATTGTATGGGTGGCTAACTTTGACAGTCAACAGGCTATCTACTTCCCAGCCTCAATCAACCTGTGGCACGACCGGCAGACCGGCATCAGGTTGTCCTGGGAAAGGCGCAGGTCCGGGTTATCCTTGATCGCCACGATGTGGTGGACTTCCTGCGCCGGGACGGTCCGG